CGCGGCTTACAACAGCGCGGGCTGCGGGCTTGTTTAAAACGCCCGAAGTGCTGGCAGAGTTGATACAAGACGTGATGGGGTACGCCAGCGCCACGGGGATGCAGGGTTTTACCGCCCGCCAACCACTGACCACCGCTACACCCAGCCGCCGCCAGCAAGCCGCCAACGCAGCCGCCATTACTGGGCTGGTGCAGGGTTTAAGCGTGATAGCGCAAATCGAAACCGTGGCGGACTACACCTTTACAGACCGTGAAACAGCGGTTTACGAGCGCACACGGCTATTTAGCGCGCTGGACACCATCGCACGGCGCACCGACACCATCGCATTAAACCAATGGCGCACGCTGCGCACCAACGTAACGGCAGACATTACTGAGCGCAGCCGCACGCTGGCCAAGTCTTTCATTGTCAGTTACCCGCAAACCGTGCCCACGCTGGTGGTGGCTTATGACCATTACAGCACGGTGGAGCGCTGGCAGCAGATTATTGATCGCAACCGCATTGTGCATGGCGGCTTTATCCCCCAGGGCGGCGCAATCGAGCTATTGACCGCCACCGCAGGCGACAACTGGCAGGGGCACGGCGCATGGCAGTAGAGCAAAAAATGCCCGAAGCAAAGCTGTTTGTTGGCGGCAAGGTGTACGACCACTGGAAAACCATCGAGGTAACGCGCAGCCTGAAAACAATCGCAGGCGAATTTACCCTAAGCGTGACGGAATCCAAACGCCAGGACGGGCAGATTGTGAGTTGGATTATCCAGTACAACGACCGATGCCGCCTGCAAATCGATGGTATTGACGTGGTGAGCGGGCACATTAAGACCTACAAAGTTAAGCACAATGCCACCACCCACACTGTGACCATCACAGGTCGCGATGCAACCGCAGACGCGGTGGACTGCGCCGCGATATTCAAAACAGGCGAATGGACCAATAGCAACCTGATAGCAATTGCAGGCGATGTTTTAGAGCCATTTAGCCTGACGGTACATGACGAAACAGGCGGGCAAGCCAGTCAAAAAATTGCTAAGGTGGCGATTCAGCAGGGCGAGACGGCATTTAGCCTGATTGCCCGCCTAGCCAAAATGGCAGGCGTGATGGTGACCACTGACGGACACCGAACCGTGATACTGACCACCGCAGGACGCAGCGGCCGCGCACAGGTGGGCTTGGTTTTGGGTGAAAACATCCTAGACGCGGACAGCACATGGGATGGAAGCAAGTTATTTACCAAAATCATCGTGCGCGGACAAAGCACGCTGGCCACCATTACGGGCGCAAACAATGGCGATTTAGCCCACGCCGCCGAGGTGCTGGAGGCTGTCAGCAAAGGTAATGGTCAGCAGCGCTACAGGGCTAAAGTCATTGCCGCAGAAGCCAATATGACTGCTGCGCGTGCGCTGTCACGGGCAAAGTTCGAAGCGTCAAAAATGCTGGGTGATGCGCGGCAATACGTCATTACCACGACGGGCTGGTACGCAGGAAAAGCGCTCTGGCAGCCGAACACGCTGTGCAAAGTGACTGATGCGTACCTGCACGTAGACGAAGATTTACTGATTGACAGCGTGCGGTTCAGCTTGGGCGAAGGCGGATTTAAAACCACGCTAGGGCTCTGCCCACCGCAGGCTTACCAACTGTTAAGCACTTTGCCGCCGCCTGTGGCGATTGGCGCGAAGGCGAAGCCTGTCAAAGCACCCACAAAAGCGCCTGTGGTGGTCAATAACCGCCGCCTACAAGACAAACGAAGCCGCTAACCATGCAAGAATTTATCCAAGCCGCCACTGATGCAATGAAAAGCAGCATGGCGGGAATGCTGGTGCGCGTAAAGCGCGTGGTGTCTGTGGATGACACCACACCATTGCAGCAGCTAAGCATTAAAACAGTTGGAGATGACAATGACACCGATGTAGAGCACTTGCAACCCTACGGCTTGGCATATAACCCGCCAGCGGGCAGCGAAGGACTGCGTGCCAGCATAGGCGGCGACCGTGCCAGCAGCGTGGTGCTGTTGGTTGGGCACAGAAAATACCGTGTGCGCGGATTGGAGCAAGGCGAGGCGGCTTTATTTGCACAGACCGATGCGGGCATGACGCGCATCAACCTTAAAAAAGATGGCAGTGTTGAAATAGTGCCTGCCAATGGCAAGCTGTTGGTTGAAGCGGACGTGCAGGTGAACGGCAAAGTGAACACCACGGGTGACGTGGTGGCGGGCACGATTAGCCTGCAAAACCACACACACCCGCAAAACAACGGCAATCACTTTGGTGGTGGCACACCCACAGGCGCAGCGCAATGAGTGATTTTTTAACCCAATGGGACTGCACGGGCAACCGTGGCGACTGGGCTTTGAACGGTGCAGTCATGGCAACCGAGCCCGATATTGTGGCGGCTGTCAAAACCAGCGTTTTAACGTGGGGCAGGGCGCGGCCTGATGATTTAGTGGATGGCATGCCGCTGCTGACCAATCGCGGGTGGTGGGGCGACCAGTTCATCAAGCGCCGCCTTGGCTCGCGTATTTGGCTGGGTTTGTTAGGCCCACATACCCCCGCGCAATTGCAGTTTTGCTTAGACGCGCTTAAAGAATGTGTGCAGTGGCTGGTCAATGCAGGTGTGGCGCTGAAGGTGGCCACCAGTGGTGAGCTGCGCCCCAATGGTGCGGTGGCGCTGCGGCTTGAGGTTGTAGAGCCCAGCGGTGTGCGCACCACCTTTGAATTTGAATATGCGTGGCAAGGCGCTGACCTTGTGAGTACCTGCACGAATGTGATTGAGGTTTGCGAATGATTGTTTTACCTACGATTGAACAACGGATTGACAATATCCAAGCGGACATTAACGCACGCTTGCTAGGGGCAGATGCGCGGCTTGCGGGCAGCGATTTAGAGATTTTGAGCATTGCGCTGGCTGGCGGTTTGCATGAAACAAACCCGTTGCTGTACTACATTGCCCGCCAAACCTTTATCCACTTAGCGGACGAGGAAGGTTTGCAGCGCTTTGGGATTGACTTCAACATGCCGCGCCTGCCCGCCACTGTGGCGCAAGGCATGGTGCTGGCCAATGGCACGGGCACAATCCCATCGGGCACAATCGTTACCCGATCGGACGGCGCGGTTTACATCACCACCATGCCTGCGATACTGTCAGGCGGCACGCATAGCGTGCCCGTGAGCGCTGTTGTACCTAGTGCGGCAGGCAACGCCAATCCAGCCACTCAAATGAGCTTGCAAACAGGCATTGCTGGTGTGACTGTCACGGCGGTGGATGCCAATGGTTTGAACTTGGGCGCAGACATTGAGCACCTAGAAAACTGGCGTGCACGATTGCTAAATCGCCGTCAAAACGCGGCGCATGGCGGCAATGCCAATGATTACGAAGTGTGGGCGCGAGAAGTGCCAGGGGTGAGCCGTGCATGGCTCACAGGGCGCGATACCACGATTGGGCGCATCGATTTAATGATTGCCAACGACAGCGCGGGCATTGTGCCCAGCGCGGCACTGGTGGCGGCAGTGCGGGCGCACATTATGGGGACAAGCTACACCGACCCGCAACGCCTTGCGCCCGTGGGTGTGAATGCACTAAACATCATCACACCCATACTTGCGCCGCAGAACTACACCGTGCATCTCATTGGCGCGGACACGCCCGCAATACGCGCCGCTGTCATTGCTGAATTGACTGATTTACTGGTGCGCGAGGGCAAGCCAAACGGTGAAATACCGCTTACTCATATCAACGAGGCAATTAGCCAAGCCGCAGGCGAGTACGACCACCAGCTATTAAGCCCCACGGTGAATGCGGCGTTTTCGATAACTGAAGTGCCCAGCATGGGTGCAGTCACCTTCGTTTAAGGGCTAAAGATGCAAGTTTGCGACACACGCCCTTTATCGGCGTTGCCTAACCGCGCCTGCGGCAACAGCGACGCGGACTACGCACGACTGCTGCTGGACTTGCTGCCTACGGGGTGGAAATGGCCTAAGACGCTAGACAGCGTGCAAGGTCGTTTGATGCACGGATTTGGCGGTGAAATGGCTCGCTGGAATGCGCAGGTGTGTGCGATTCTTGAGGAACAGAGCCCTTGCACCGCCGTTCAAACGGTGGACGAATGGGAAATTGATTTAGGGTTACCTGATTGTGGGATGCCACCACTAGGCACGCTGGCATTGCGTAAAGGTGCAATCTGCGCCCGCTACACCGCGCAGGGCGGCGCAACGCCCGCCTATATTTTGAGCGTGATAAACGCGCTGGGCATTGGCACATTTGGCATACAGCCCAGCATTGCGCACCGAACCTTTGGGATGCCATTCACGGGCACATTTACGGCCGAGAGCGGTACGTGCGTGGACATAACGGGTGTGATTGGCGCAGCAGGCAGCGGCGCAGTGCTGGAGCACCGCTCGTTTGCGCAGCCGTTTTCAAACACTTACACCGTAGGCAGACAGCCCGATTTTGATTTACTGAAATGCACGCTCGAGCGCATCATGCCCGCGCACATGTGCTGGAATTACCGTTGATTTTTATTTAAGGAGAATACTTTGGACAGACTCACTACAGCCGTTTTACCGTGGCTAAACACAGGTACGAAACGCTCGCTAGACCCCACCAAGGGAAACTTACCCGACCAGTTTTTAAATGGCCCAAGTGTGCCCGATACAGCAGCAGGCGTTTTAACGCCAGACAGCGCACAGTTTTGCCCAGACCCCGCCGAATGGGCAAACATGGTCACCGAGGAAATGCGGGGCTTAATCGTGGCGGCTGGCTTAACGCCTAGCGCTGCGAATTGGTCGCAATTGCAGCAAGCCATACAAACCCTCATCGACAACGCCATCGCAGGCATTGCCCCTGACAAATTCGCCGTCGGCTGGAGCGCTTACAACGCCGCCACCAACACGCTAAACCTGCTCATGACCGACGGCAGCACCTTGCCCGTGGACTTGACCCCTGCGTTTGCCGATGTCATTGCAGACCATGTGGGGGCGGCTGACCCGCATACGCAGTACGTTAAAAAAGCGGGCGACACGATGACTGGCGCTTTAACGTACCCAAATGTAGTAAACCCAACTAATAGGCTTAACGCTGAGCCCCGCTACGGCTATGAAGGTCGACGCATTTTAATTAGTCAATTTCAAACGCCCACGCCCGCATTGTTTGGTGACTGGTCGTCTGGTGCGGAGTGGCGATATAGCGATGCGGCAAACCCGATTGTTGATAGGCCGCCAAACACGCCCGTCAACTGCGCGATGTATATCCAGCGTGCACAATATGCCGCGAGTGCAGCAGGTTTGACTGTTTTGGTTGTGGACGGTAACGCTGTGTTTCACAGTGTTTGGGCAGCAAGTTTTTATACAGGTGTAATTAGCTGGAAAAGACTCGATATGCCACCTGCCAGACTTTATCTTGATAAAACAGCGACTAGATTGCCGTCTGTTGTTTACACAAATTCCACTGCCGGCTCTATTGGTTTGTATGTCAGGACTATCGCGGCAGCCAGTGCACAGCTGACAATTAAAGTTGATGGCGTAGTTGTCAGCCAGCTTTTAGCCACGACAGCAGGGCAATTTGGGACAACGAGCGCCGAAGTGCCGTCTGGGTCTACTTATGAGGTGGTGTCCTCCGCAGGGGTCGCGTCATGGTTGGAGCTCACTTAAAAAGGATAAAAAAAATGAAATATTACCTAAACAAAAAAACAAACGAAATCTACGCATTTGAACCGCGTGACATATTCCCCGACCCGCAGCCTATGCAGGATTTGGAGGGCAAACCAATACTAAACGCTGACGGCACGCCTGCCATGCAGCCTGCACAAACCAGTGCGCTAAATCAAGCGATCTATGCAGCGCTGGCAGAAGGCTTTGAGCTGATGACCGATGCGCAGTTTGCGGATTGGCGACAAGCGCAGGTGCAAGCCGCCGCCCAAGCCGCCGCCGCCTACATCCCCCCCGCCGTCACCATGCGCCAAGCGCGATTGGTGCTGCTAGGCGCGGGCTTACTGCCCCAGATTGACAAAGCCATTGCTGGCATGCCCAGCCCGCAGCGCGAGGCCGCCACCATCGAGTGGGAATATTCCAGCGAAGTCAAGCGCGATGGCGCACTGGTGCAACAACTGGGCAAGTCGCTGGGCTTAGACGATGCCGCGCTGGATGCCATGTTCAAACGCGCCGCCACGCTATGAAACTTGCCCTGCGTAAAACCCATGCCGACGGTGCAAACTGGGGCGCACGGCTAGCCGCGTGGGCGATTAAAGCCCGCTTGGTGAGCCAGTATTGCCATGCAGGCATGGTGGTGGGCAACACCCTGTACCACGCCACGCCCACAGGCGGGCTGCATGCCACCACGGACTGGCAGCCGCACAAATGGGTGCTGATTGACTGCGGGCAGTTTAATCACAACGGCGCAACCGAGCTGTTTACACGGTTTAGCGGCGCACGCTACGACTGGTTTAGCTTGCTGGCGTTTGTAGGGCTGCGCACGCGTGACAGCCGCCGCATGTACTGCTACGAGTGGTGCTGGCTGTGCTTGACAAGGTACATGCCAAACCAACGCATCACGCCTGAAATGCTGATTGAAAAAGCCTACGAACTTAAATTAAAGGACACACAATGACCGACTTACTACTGTTACTAGCGCCCGCAGCGCCCTACTTAAAAGCGCTGGCATGGCTCACAGGCGGCTTATTCGCCATCGTCTGGGTGTTTTACGTGCTCTACATCACCATCATGGCGGCGCGCGATATCCGCGACACCGTGGGCTTGGACGTGGTGGACAAGCTGTTTTTGTACCCCGCGCTGATCATTGGCTTTGTGTGGGACGTGGTGTTTAACCTAGTCATCGCCACCGTGCTATTCGTGCAGTGGCCGAGCCGCTGGAACGACACCCTAAGCGGGCGCTGCAAGCACAACAACCGCCGCCGCCCCGTGGGCGCACTCCAGCGCTGGCAATACTTACTAGGCACTTGGGTGCTTAAGCGCGTGGCCAAGTGGGATAAGAGTGGGTGGCATAACCCTGTGTAGCCGTAGGGCGGGTCGAATGTTCAACCATCGCCCGCCATGACCTTAATGCCAGGATGGCGGATTTGAATCCGCCCTACAAAAGACAAACAAAAAAACAGGGCGAAGGGCAGCGGTGCGCTAACACCGCCGCCTCCAGTTTTACCAAAAACAAAAGGCTAAAAAATGACCATAGAAGCAGAAACAACCGCAATCGCGCTAAGCAGCAAAACAACTTACACAGGCGGGGCAGTGAGTGTTGGCGGGCTAGTTTTGTCTAACGAAACGCTTGGACTTATCGGCTTAGGCGTGGCCTTGCTGGGCTTAATCGTCAATTTTTACTTTGCAGAAAAGAAAGATCGACGCGAAGAAAAAGAACACGCCCTGCGAATGCGCGAGCTCGAAAGTCACAGGGTGAATAAATGAACGCCCGAATCATTGCCAGCGCATTAGCGCTAAGCGCCGCTGGCTTAATTGGCATTGCCCAGCATGAGGGCTACCGCGACAAGGCCTACACCCCCGTGAAAGGGGATGTACCAACGGTGGGCTTTGGAGAAACCGTGGGCGTGAAAGCGGGCGATAAAACCGAGCCTGTCCGCGCACTGATTCGGTTGGGTGAAAGCGTCAGCTCCGCCGAGCAAGCGGTTAAAAAATGCGCACCTGTACCCATGCACCAGCGCGAATTTGATGCCTTTGTGAGCCTGACGTACAACATTGGCAGCAGTGCATTTTGCAAGTCACTGGTCGCTAAGCGGCTAAACGCAGGCGATTACGCGGGCGCGTGCATGGCGATTTTGAACTGGGATATGTTCCAGGGCAAGCGCCTTACAGGCTTGACCAAACGCCGCCAACAAGAATTTAACCAATGCCAAGGGTCACCACAATGATTTTTATTAAAACATACGCCCGCGCAATCGGTGCGATCATCATCGTTGCACTGCTTGCATGGGCTTGGCACAGCATCGCCAACCACTACACCGCCAAAGGCGAGACCAAGGTTCAAAAAGTGTTTGACCAGTACAAATCAGACCAAGCGGAGAGCATCCGCCTTGCCCGCCAAGCGGTTGATAAACGCCTGACCGAAGCAAATGCAAAGCTTGCGAGTGCCAGCAAACCAACCACCAACCCTAAACTAACGGAGGCTATCCATGCGCTACCTAAAACCCCTGATTGCGGTGTCAATCCTGACATTGTCCGCATGCTCAACGACGAAAACTAGTTTTATCGCTGACCCACGTCCACCACTGACCGCAGAACTAGCGCGTGAGCCAGTGACGTGCCAGCCATTGAAAGATGGTGAATTGCCAACTTTGGTGCTATCGCTGCGTTGCTTGAAGGCGGCAAACAAAGCCAATGGCGAACACGTCAAAGCTTTGCAGGGTTTGTGGGCACAGTAGTAATGGACGAAGCCGACCGCGCCCATCAGGAAAGCGAAGCCTTGCTGGCAGAGCAACTGCGTAACGGTGCGAAGGTAGTGCCGTACTTGCCTAAACCCGACGGCTATTGCATGACATGCTTCGCAGAGTTAGCAATTGCAGGCGCAAGGTTTTGCAAGCCGCCTGCAATTTGCGCTAAAAACTACCGCTGCTGATTTAGGCTACAATTCGGTAATGCAAAGGTGTAGCCCGTTTACGAAGCCTGCCCCCGCAACCAAACCTAGATACGGCGCTTTATCTTTAGCAGCGACGGTCGCAAAAATCCCAGTTGGCTCTCGTTTAATCACGACTTCGCCAAAAATCTGTTTAATCGCAGGTTTAGCCGCAGCGGCATTGCCCGCTAGCATCCCTTTAAGGTCTTGTACCTTGACCTTGTAAGCCTCAACCAACACACGCCAGTCAATGTGCGTGTGTGGCGCTGGCGCAATACTTAGCTGTGCTTGCTCATTTTCCAAAGCCTTTAACCTATCCGCAATTGCGGGGCTGCTGCCCACGGTGGCTAGGGCATCTATCAGCTTTGCAATCTGTGATTCAACTTCACGCCGCTTGGACGCACGGCGCGTGTCGGCGGCTTTGTCCACTGCGCCTGCGTTGCTGGCGTGTTCCTGTGCCATTTTGACAAAACGCGATAAAGCCGTTTCGCTCAGGCACTCTTTTTTTAATTCGTCCAGCAATATGCTGTCTAGCGCATCACGGTGCACGAGTATTCCAGCGCAAGTGCCTTTGTCTTTGCGGCGAGCGCAGCCGTATTTAAAGGCGTTTACAGCAATCATGCTGCCGCTGCATAGGCCGCAGCGCAAAACCCCTGCAAACAGCGTTTTTGTGGGTGCGTACTTGATGCTTGATGGTTCTCCTAGACGGGCTTTGACAGCTGCCAATAGCGCAGCATCAATAATGCGCAGGGCAGGGGCTTCTCGCTCCAGCAGCTCGCTGGCTTCACGGGCTCGTGGGTTGCGTTTACCGCTTTCGGGGTCTTTAATCCACTTGGTTTTGTTCCAGACAATGCGCCCGCAGTACAAAGGATTGCGCAATATGCCCGTGTCTTTGTGCGCGCTACCTGCAATGGTGCTTACTCCCCATTCACCGCCCCTGGGCGATTTAATCAATTCGCGGTTTAGCCCAATGGCAATGCTGCGCACCGATTTACCAGCTGAGTACTCGCTGTAAATTCGTCGCACAATGTCGGCCTCACCCTCGTCAATTGCCAGCGTTGTACCATGCTCACCCTTGGTTTGCGCATAGCCGTACACCTTGCCCGTGACTGCAAAACCACGGTTGAACTGACCGGTAAGCCCGCGATGCGTTTTGTCGCGCAACTCTTTAAGTTGCATCTCGCCCATCATGCCCTGCATGACGCGCTGCATTGCGCCGCCCGCCATTGCGCTGTGATAGCTGCCGTCGGTGGCGTAAATCGTCACGCCCCAGTACTCTAGTCGTTTAATGGCGCGATCTAAATCTCCAACATCACGGCTTAGGCGGTTAAGCGACTCAACTAGCAACACCTCAAATTCACCCCGTTTAGCCGCCGCCATTAGTGATAGCGCCCCGTCGCGGTGCTCAATCGGTGTTGCACCGCTTTGTGCAGAATCGCTAAATACCTTGCAGGCACCAAACCCACGCACCTGTGCGAAGGCTTGCGCCTGCGCTACTTGGTCGTCAATCGACGTTTCGCGCTGAGAATCGCTGGAGTAGCGGGCGTAGATAGCTGCTGGCATAAAGTCAGTTTAGCTTGCAATTAGAGTGTTGTTTTTAGCATCCAGCTCCGCAATGATGGCGGCTAGGATGTGTTGCTGGAGTTCGTTCATATTTCAATTCTTTTAAATTCAATCACCCACACCCACGGGTTTGCATCCCATGAGCCATCACCATTGATTGACTCCCAAAGTTCTGAGTAACGTCGCTGTGGTAAGTTTAATGGCACGTCACGAAACAGTGAATAGCCAGAAATCCCTTCAGCAAGTGCGTCGGCGCGAGTAATTCCATTTAACTTTTCAATCCGCGCATTCGTAATTTCAAGATTAATTCGGCTCGCTACGCGTGGCATAAATATTGACGGTTTCCATTTAAAACCAAAATGTTTAAATGCTTCTTCGCCTTTTTGGTCTTTGTCGGCTCGATAACCATAAGTCCCGCTGGACAAATCTAAACCTGTCCCTGTATAGTCAAAGTAAGTTTCTTTGACCCATAGGCGGTCGCCAATTTTTCCATAAGGACATTCAAAAACGGTGTGAACAGTCGCACTATTGCTAAATGCAGCATTAAAAGTGTTACTGTCATGATTTTTAGAAAAGGTGCAAGCATCAATATTAAAACTTGTGCCTTTGGGGTGTTTTAATACCCGCCGTGTTTGTGTTTTTTGGCCACTTAAAATGGCTTTGACCATTTCAGCATTAAACAATATTGGTCTCGATTCCATTTATTTACTCAATAACTTCTTACCGCAATAACAGCGGTATGCAGGGGTTTTACAGGTGTCGCAGGGTGGGTAGTTATTCATCATTTACTTTCTAATAAATCGATGTTGACATTCTGGGCACTCAACCACACCGATAACAACCCGTTTTATATTTTCTGCAAAACCTTCGTCATTAATCAACAAGGTCCAAGCATCGTCTATGTCTTCGCCTTGCGCATCCATTGATCCAGATAAACCAAAGTCGTGTATTTTCTTTTTCACTTCGGTGATTAAAACATTTATTAACTTGTCAAGAAAGTAAGTTTTTTCTGACCCATCCCACTCAATACCACTAAAGTCTTTAGTAAGTTTTAAATCGATATAGAATAATGTTTCCCCAAAAGAGACCCAGTCAGGGTGGTCTCGGCAGTCTTCATTAAAAAAACTTGACACTACAGCCAATTCGCTTGCGGTAAGCTCTCGTGTAAAACTTAAATGACCAGTAAATTTCGTTGTGCATCCCATCATTCACCCCAAGTCCAGTGATTTATTATCAGCCTCGCCAGCCGTTGCGTCGCCAACGCCAAGGTAACGGGCGCTGTCGTGAATGACAATCAGCACCGCGCTGCCCGCAGCGTCGGCCAGTGCGTGGGCTTGCGTTGAGTTTGGCAGGCTTAGCTGCGCTTTCACTCCATCAGCCTTAAACTCTACTTTTTCAACATTCGCCAAGAAGTTCACGCGGTCGCTGCTGGCGATGCAGGTAACGGCTTGATTCACCGCGCCACGGGCAACGTCCGCAACATGCAGCATCAGCTTTTCTTGTTCTTCTTCGCTCATGCGCGACCACACAACACCCATTTCTTTAAAGGGTCGTGACACGCGTTTAATGAGTTCGCCGAGCATAAATGCTTCAACGATTTCTAAGGTTTGCGCGTCATCGGCTGTGCCTAATTCGCGGGGTGTTTGTGTTTCAGTCATGGGATTCTTTCAAAGGTTAAAAAGTAGGGTGCAAGCGCTGCGGGCCTAGTCACAGCGCTTGCGTTGAAATTAAGGTTTGGCGTTCCAAGCGGCCTGCCAAGTCAGCCAGTGGTCTTCAGTGGCACGGATTTTCTCGATGTTTAACCATTGCTCAAACTTGAGCTCGCAAAGCGTTACCGTTGGTTTTGTTTGAGTTGGTTGCGGCAATTGCTCATCATGCGTTGGCTGTGCTGTTTCGGCTGGTATTACAACAGTTGGCATACTGGCTACTGGCACGATCTGCGCTTCACGGGCTGCGCGTTCTGCTTGTGCCTTGGCTTGTGCATCACGCCGTGCTATGGCTTCCTGCGCTTCACGTTCAATTTTGTCTTTGTGCTGCGCAACTCTTTGAGCTACCAAATTGGCAAAGTCTTCTGCTGGCTTGCCTGCAATCTGTTGTAAGTCGGAAAACAAAAAGTCGTGCTCAGGCGCTGTGACTTTTAAGTGCGCTACGTTGGTGCGCACAATCTTTGCCGCCGCATCAAGCGCAATCTTGCCCTGTGCTAGGGCAGTGTCTAAACTTGCTTGCATCGACGCAATAGTGCGCTTATTTGCTGCTGCGCCGCGCCAATCAGGGGCTTGTTGGCGCACGCTCATTGGGCGATTACAAAGGCCTTCAAGCTCTTTTTCGATTGCCGCCAAGTGCTTGTCATACGCCAGCGTTGTAGCCTTTAGTAAATCATGCTTGCGGGCTTCTTTCTCGCTCGTGACCAGTTTTTCAAGCTTGAGGCGCATTTGTCGCACAATTGCAGCTTGGCTACGTGCAAAGTCTACAACCTCTGCAACACTGGCATTTTGCGCGATTAACTGGTCGGCTGCGAGCGTCAGTTTTCCTTCAATTTCACCGCAAGCCTTGGCATTTTCATTCGCATCTGCAAAATCTTGGTCGGTTTTAAGCGTAGTTTTAATGCCTGCAAGATAGCCGTCAAGCCGCTCTTTAAACGCGCCCATATTATGCTCGACGCTCAATGAGCCGCTGGTTTTTGCCCAAAGTGTCGGAAGCGCCTCTATTGCTTCGGCCACCACAGGCGGCGCGGTCAAGGTCGGTACATATGCCTCAATGTCTTTTTTAAGCTGTGCCCATCCTGCGATGATGGCGGCGCGGCGATCGGCGTTTGGTAGGTATTTGGTATGCCCTTGTCGCAAGCAATCGCCGTCTTGCCACTTTGTTGCGCTAAATAGCACATACTGAGCCCCGCTCACCATGAGCTGATGCTCCATTTGTACTAAATAGTTTTCGGGCAGTGATACCTCGCTAAATCCTTCGGTTGATTCAAAAGATGCATTCCACGACTTATGCTCCCAAGCAACACGTTCGTCCATCGTCAAACCATCAAAGCTGGCGCTGTACATACTGCATTCGCTTACGCCTGTCATTGGGTACAAGTCCTCACCAATGATGGTTTCGGCGATAGGTCTAGCCAAGGCTTCAGCGGCGTGTCCTTTGTCAAAAATCGACTGAGTAAAACTGCTTACCTCGGGCATTTCGCCCGTTGCTAGGCGAGAGATTAAGTCGCTGCGGGTTTCGTATGGGCTTACGCCCATCATCGCAGGCGCATCGCTGGCATTAAAGTACTTGGCACGGTGGGTCTTCCATTCGGGTGTACCTTGGGCAAGATTAACAATTTTCATTCGGTAGCACTTTCTGCGGCTTCGTAAGCAGCTGTAAAATCATCGCTTGATTTCGGCATTTTTAAGGTTTTTATCTCCGCTTTTTGAGTGTCGGTCAGCACAAACTTGAGTTCGAGCGTTTGGATTAACTCATCTGCATTGCGTGGGCTAGCAACCCATTTGTCACGCATTAAATCAAACTTATCATCGTCCAGCGCTGGTTTACTCGGTGCAGGCGCGGCTGTCTTGGTTGCTTGCGGCATTTGTTTTTCGACTACGACTGCCGACCCCATATCTACCTCGCCAATATCAATTACTTCCTCCGCAACTGCCATTCCGCGCAGCACATCGGTAAACACATCACGCAAGGCAAACGATCGTGCACGCATTTGGCGCATCCGCTTTGGGTTTGTTGACCAGGGGCCAACTTTCCCCAGTAAGCCAGCCACTTTTGCATCATCCATGCTAAAAGTGCGTGATTGCTGCGGCTGACCACGGCGCTTGACGGTACAAGTCGCCGTATGCCCGTCGTCGGTTTCATTGACCAGCTCACAGGCTTGGCTACCGTAAACCAAAGCCAGCAAAGCGTCGCCCCACATCGCAGGTCGACCGTTGATGACGGCAATGTTTTGGATTGCCTGCAAAGGTTTTAAGCCAATTTCGTCGCCCCATTGCATGGCAATCATGCAGTTTTCAGACTTTCCACGGTAATCCTTTGGCACCATCTCACTATTGGCAAGCATTTGCGCCAGCGTCCATGCTTGGTCAAAGCTTTGTGGGCTAAGACTAAATGATTTTTTATCTGCTGTTACTAAATCCATCTCAAACTCCCTTTTTTAAAAAAACACGACTTCATATTTGCGAAATAAACTGCCACATCTCAAATTCTCCAATTCAAACAATCAATTGCCAGCCGCAGCGCATTGAGCCTGCTGTATCCGTGACTTCGCTGCTTTTTGTAATGCCGCCATGTGTCCCGCGCATAGTCAAAGCCTGGGCCAACAATCAGCACCATCAAAATCAGCGCAACAACAAAGCCAGCGATCATCCATGACGTGGTCTGCAGGGCGGCGAATTGCAGGCTCATGCGTACACCGCATCGTCTGCGACCTCGGCTTCAATCATTTCTACCGCCGCGTCGTGCAGCAGCCCTTCTTTTAGCTCGGTATCTTGCCCCACCACCCAAATGCGGCACTGGCCAAGTTCAGCGGGATAGTCGGGGCTGATGCCGTGACCTTTCTCCGCGCCTTCGACGGTGTATTTAATGTGCAGCGGCACACCCATGACGCAATGCGTTTCATAGCGACGGTTGCGGTTTTGCAAGTCTTCAAAGTCATTGCATAGGCTTTTAATCGTGCCTAGCGCTTGGTGGTACGCCATTTCAAAGTCACCTTTTGCTGCAATTCGTGCGAGGGCTTTTGCGTGGTATTCGTAGTGGTTCATGGCTTGCCTTCGTGTGAAGTTCGTATGATTAGAATTCTAGCAAACTAGAATTAAATTGTCAAGCAAACTAGAAAAATAAACATAGCAAACTAGAAAAATACGTATAACTACGAATAATCAGGCGTAAAAAAACCGCCTATGCGGGCGGTTTTAATTAGGTGGAAAAGTAGCTATTTAGGTTTTTTGCCTTTTTCGGTCTGAAAAGACAGGTTCGGGCACCAATCGCAGCTATTGCGCGCCGCGCCTGCCTCTAGCTGGTCTTCTTCGCTGGATGGGTGCTCGGCTTGGTATTTAAAGCCATATAGCTTTAGATAGCGGCAGGGGAACGCCACGGTTTCAGGGTTGGACTCTGTGGCGAAGCCGCTTACCTCGAACTCAATCCCAAAGATGACCTCGCGCTGCACGTAGTGGTCGTAAATGTCTTTTTTATTGACAATCACCACGCAATGCGCCCGCTTGTCTTTCAGGGTGGTAGAGGTAAGGTAACACTCCAGCACGGCGATGGCGGTATACGGGTTGCGTATTTGCTTACCCTTGGATAGGGCCTGCACGCCCTTTTTGTCTTTGAGCGCGTGCAGCAAGGAGATGGCAAGCCCTATTTGATGGGGTTCTTTGCCAAAGGCGGTGAAGTGGTAAATCGTGCCGCCGATCACGCCCTCATCGTAGCGCTGCGCCTGCTTGGCGAAGTTCACAGCGGCATCGTAGGTAATGCCCTTGCTCTTTGGGAACAACACCGTAATGCTGCCGTTGAACGATGCAAGGTGAATATCAAAGCTGCCTGGCACAGCAATGTTGCTGATTTCGTCTGCTTTGGGCGTGGGGGTTGGTTTAGCCTTGGCCATGGTGTCCTTTACTAGCCTGCCCGCCACACCACGCGCCCGATGATGCGGTGTGCATCGTCCAGCAGCGGCGCATCGCGGTAGGTGGTTTTATCGGGGTTGTCGCTGGTCAGTAGCCAACCGTCGCGCTCGCGCACGAGGCGTTTAACCAACGTCATATCGCCCTCGCAAAGTACAAACACCTCGCCGTGGCGAGGCTCTAGCGTGGTGATGTCCACCAGCATCGTGTCACCATCCGCAAGGTAGGGCATCATGCTTGCGCCCTTGCACTCCAGCACCCGCAGATGCTTGGGCGTGAGGTTGCGCTTAAGCATCCACGAGCGCTTGAACGCCAGTTCGCCGATAACCTGTACGTGTTCGTCAGCTGCATGGCCGTTGCCTGCGCAGGCTTTTACGTCTAGCTGCGGGATGAATACGTGTGTTTCATCAGTGGCTAGTTTTTCGGTTTCCCAGTATTCAGGGTCTAGTGTTTTCTCACCCTGTCCGTCAATGATCCACTGTGCACGAAAGCCCGTGATTTTCTCAATTGCAAAGGCGTTTTTGCCCTCATGGACTTGCTCGTTCCAAGCATCCAAAGGCTAACCGTACCGTCGCTTACGCCGATTTTCCGCGCAACTTCCGTGGGCAACATCTCTCCGAAAGCCTCTTTTAATCGGTCTTTTAACTCATTCATAAAATATTAAACCATTTTAATTCTAGTTTGCTTGACAATTTAATTCTAGTTTGCTAGAATTCGCGACATGAAAACTTCAGAACTTATAAATCACTTTGGTGGCGTACAGGAAACGGCTGATGCTTTTGGCATTGGTTACAACGCTGTTTGGCTTTGGCAAGACAAAGAGCACCCGCCAATTGGCAGGCAATACGAGGCTCAAGTGCTCACTAAAGGAAAGCTTAAAGCAGAGCCTGTGGTTAAAAAATCATTGATGGCCACCCCATAAAAAATTAATTGCTTGTTTTCCATACAAAAATTTTTGCCGATTTAAGCCTCTCAACGCAACTCAAATATTTTGCGAACCATGACACAACTAGCTTTCCCCGCTGATGTATCTGCCACCGAGATAGCCCGCAAGGCGACGCTGGGCGGCGCGATAGACCTGTGCTTGCAAGTGGGTGGGCTTGAGCCCAAGCAGGTGCAGGCAGACTTGAAGCTAGACAAAGCGCAGTACTCGCGCTGGACTAGCGGGCAGGAGGGGATTATTTACCCCAAGCTATCGGCTGTCATGGATTTGGCTGGCAACGACGTGCCTTTGCTGTGGATGCTGCATGACCGTGGGTATGACCTTGGTTCGGTACACAAACGTGAAAACGAATTGCAACGCGACAACCGCCGCCTGCGTGAGCAAAACGCGGCTTTGATTTTGGCTTTGAAAGGCGGTAATCCATGAACCCACAAATGCAAACCCACCTGCGGCAAGCCGTCGCACGGGGTGAAACCATGTGCTTGCTGTCGCACATTAACGCCGAGCAGCAATCGCCGGGCTTCTCAATGGCCGCCAAAGAGGCAATGATTGAACGGCTCAAAGTGGGGGATGCAACAGGTGAAGAACTGTCCAACTACTGCATTGAAAAAGGCATTTGCCCAGTGAATCAGAAGTCGTTCGGTGGGCCAATTTCTAGCCTGTCGAAGAACAAAATTATCACCGTGGCAGGGTATGGCAGGCGCACCAAAGGGCACGGAACACACGGCGCGATACTTTGGAGGCTCGCAGCATAATGCATTATTACAAACGAAACCTAGGCGATTATGCCAAGAAGTGTGGGCGTTTATCAATGTTAGAGCACGGTTCGTACACGCTCTTGATGGATGCGTGCTATGACCGTGAACAGTTCCCCACCTTGGAACAAGCGATTGACTGGTGTTGGGCTAGGTCAGAAGCTGAAATTGAGGCTGTGAAGTTCGTTTTGAGCAAGTTTTTTGTGTTGGAGGATGGTATTTACGTACAAACACGCATTCAAGAAGAACTCAATGAGTACCGTTCTAAGGCGATAAAAAACAAGGAAATAGCCACGGAACGTGAAGCCAAACGCAAAACAAAAGCACGAACCGTGAACGAACCGTGCGATTTTACGAACGAAGCGCCACCTAACCATAAACCATTAACCAAGAACCAAGAACCATTAACCATTAACCATAAACCCCCCAACAAAGATTTAGGTTTATCCACCACCGCGTCCGTCGTCACAACCGCAGGGGGGGTGTGTAAAAAAATCAAGGAGTTGGGAATTGCAAACCCCAACCCCCACGACCAAACCCTCGCCGACCTGCTGACCGCAGGACACACGCTGGAGGACTTCGTGAGCGCCGCGATGGTGACGCTGGATGCCAAGCCAACGAACCCGTGGAAGTACCTGCTCAAGGTCGTGGAGGGAGCGAAGAAAGCCAAGCCGCCCAGTGCGCACAACGGTTTGGACAGAAAGGACTACGGAACTGGGGTGCAAAAATTATGAACCTTGGAGTAGCAATCCACACCACACCGCTGGAGCGCCAAGGCGCTTGCGAGACGCATGGCGAGTACCTTTCCAAGTGCTGGCTGGGCGACCACTGGACAGGCTGCAACACCTGCGCAACCGAGGCCGAGGCGGCAGAAAAATTACAGGCGGACGAAAAAGCTAAGACTGCGGCCCGTGATAAATGGCTTGAAAAGCTTGGGCAAGCGGCTATCCCCGATCGTTTTTCAAGCAAAAAACTGTTGACCTACATCGCCAGCACGGATGAACAAAAGCAGGCGTTGGCGTTCGCAGTTCAGTACGCCAACGACTTCGCAGAGGTGCTGCGCGTTGGCCGCTGTGCGGTGTTCGTGGGGCGGCGCGGTACGGGCAAGACACACCTAGCCTGTGGTATCGCATTGCGAATCATGCACGCTGGCTACAGCGCCCACTTTACCTCGGTGTCCAAGGCGATACGCCGCATCAAGGACACCTGGGGCAAATACAGCAAAGAAAGCGAAACACAAGCGATTGCGGCGATGGTTTACCCTGATTTGCTGATTTTGGACGAGGTGGGTGTGCAGTTTGGCAGTGAGACGGAAAAGCATCTGCTGTTTGATTTGCTGAACGAACGCTACGAAAAACGCAAGCCTACGATTTTGATTTCAAACCTCACGCGGGACGAATTGACTGGTTTTATTGGTGAGCGAGTAGATGATCGCTTGCGTGAAGACGGCGGGGAGTTTGTGCCGTTTACATGGGATTCTAACCGTGGAAACTAACTGCCCAGCTTGCGCCAAAACCATGCAACATCGCCATAGCGGGGTTTTCATGGCAGGCTGCATTGGGTGTGACGGTAGGCACTTGTCAGGGGCAATGCCAGCGTTTAAGGCAGCGGCATGGGACAAAGCCAAAGCAGGTGATACCCGCGCCCAGCAAGTGTGCGAAGCCGCGAAACGGTGGAAAGATATTTACGAAAACTGGGGCAGGAAAAAAGTAAGCGATTTGATTGTTTCCACCCTATAAAGCAAAAAACCATGACCATCAACATCACCATACCCGGCACACCTGTAGCCAAAGGACGCGCCCGCAGCTTCATTCGCGGGGGTCATGTTGCGCATTACACACCTGATAAAACTGCGCGGTATGAAAACTTAGTCAAGCTGGCGGCCAGCGACGCAATGGCAGGCGCATCCCCCCTAGAAACGCCTGTAAGCCTGATTTGTCACTTTGTGATGCCAGTACCAGCGTCCTACAGCAAGAAGCGTGCACAGGCGTGTTTGAGCGGTGCAGAAATGCCCGCTAAGAAGCCAGACCTCGATAACATGATTAAAGCGGTGAAAGACGGGCTAAATGGAGTGGCGTGGAAAGACGATGCGCAGGTGGTCAAGGTGTTGGCGCTCAAACACTATGGCGAATCGCCACGGGCTGATATTCGGATTGCACCGATTTTGCACCGCGAGTTTTTGACTGGGAAATAAACAATGCAAGCCATAGAACTACCAACCAAAGCCGCAGACTTCCTGCGCGACAATGCCCCGCGTTATGCCCAAGCAAAAGCGCAGCGCATTTACCTTGAGCAGTTTAGAAAGTCTAAAAAGGCATTGCTCATGGGGCAGTGCGACGACAAAACGATTGCAGCTAAGGAGATGTTTGCCTATGCCCACCATGACTACATTGCCTTACTCGACGGGCTGCGGGAAGCTGTAGAGGCTGAAGAAAAGGTGCGCTGGCAATTAACTGCAGCAGAGCTAAAAATCGAAATATGGCGCACTGAGAGTGCAAATAATCGACGCATAGACCATGCGCACCGTTAAGTAAATAAGGTGACTATGAACAACGACCCCATTTTTCGCAACGTCAGCCAAGCCCTGCACGTCTCGTACCTGATGCAGGTGCTACCGATTGGGCAGCCTAGCTGGATGCAAAAAATGATTGACGACCACATGCGAGCTTGCGGCGTGTGGGACGAAGCCAAGCCGCATGATAGAACGATTAACTTTGGTGGTATGTCCCCCCTCGACATCCGCGCAGAGTGCGCCAATGTGACTAAGCGGGTGGATGAACGGCTAAAAACCAGTGAGGCAGGCGCAATTAAGGCATGGTACGGGCATCAAACAACCAAGGCGCAGGGTGTGCAGGCGGTGTTTGAGTACGTGCTACCCATGTTTGACATTCGGCAAGACGCGACCAAGGCGATTGTTTGGAGTTTATTTGCGCCTAAAACGCATTCAGAGGGACTGTCTGTCCGCGCAATTGCCAAAGAGTACGAGGTATCACGCGACCGTGTCAGCGACAATAAGCGAGCTGCGCAAAAAACTTGGTACAGCTTGCTTCAAAACGGCACTGCTGAACTTGAACAAATCTTGTCGATAGCAATGGTTATTGACCCAATTTAGAGAATACTTACAAAAACCCATGTTTCGCTTGCTTTTTTCCGCCAGTGGGTGTATATTTTTACCACACTACGGATAAGACTAAAAAAAGCCGCTTTGCATCACTGCTTGGCGGCTTTTTTCATTTTCAGATGCGGGGTAGAGCAGCACGGTCAGCTCGTTAGGCTCATAACCTAAAGGTCGGTGGTTCGAATCCATCCCCCGCTTCCACAACATAACACCCATGCGCGATTTAACGATTCAATACCTCGATGTAGAGGCGCTGATTCCTTACGCCCGCAATGCGCGAACACACAGCGATGCACAAGTGGCGCAGATTGCCGCCAGCATTCGTGAGTTCGGCTGGACGAATCCCATCTTGGTGGACGATAAGCAAGGCATCATTGCAGGGCACGGACGTGTTTTAGCGGCACGCAAGCTGGGCGTGGTGCAAGTGCCTACGATAGAGCTTGGCGGGCTGTCAGAGGCGCAGCGCCGTGCTTACATCATCGCAGACAACAAGCTTGCAGAAAATGTAGGCTGGGATTCAGAGTTGCTCGCGCTGGAGTTGGGCGATTTAAAGCTGCAAGATTTTGATTTAGAGCTCACTGGCTTTGATGATTTAGAACTTGGTGAGTTGCTAGGCGACACGCTAGATGTGGTGGAAACCGAAAAACCAACCATCACGCCAGAGATAGAGGCGATGCTAACCACTGTGTGGGCAGGCATCACCACAGACTGGGCGGCACACATTGCGCAAGCTAAGACCGCAGGTTTGTTGTCAACGCGCATCACGCCAAACACCGCAGCATGGCATTTCGTTCAGGCTAAACACTTGGGCGGTGAGTATCCAGGCTTCGTATCGCTGGCATTCACGCCGCAGCGGTTTTGGACTGGCGGCGCTGGAAAGTGTTCGGTTGCTGAAACTATTGCTAAAGCCGCGACACACGGCCCGTCAATGAACGGTGTCCGCTGGGCGCTGGATGACAAACCCGAATTTGACCGTTTACTGTCGTTTGGAATGCCGATGGCAGGTTCACGCTTACCGCTAGATTTTCCAAGTTGGTTGTCGCGCTCGTTAATTGATGAGTTTTGCCCCGCTGGTGGGCGAGTTTTAGACCCATGCCACGGCTGGGGCGGTCGCTACGTTGGGTTTTTGTTGAGCGATAAGCCAAGCGAGTACACCGGGTACGACCCATCGCCTGATGCACACGCAGGTTTAGAGAAAACCCGTGAAACACTCTCGCCGTATGCTGAAGATGGCAAGATTGCCGATTTTATTCAATTGCCGTTTGAGGACGGGCAGTTAAGCGGTTTGTGCGACTTTGCATTAACTTCGCCGCCATACTTTGATGTGGAGGTTTACGCTGGAGAGAACACCTCACACCGCCGATACAAAGGTTTTGATGCTTGGGTGCAAGGCTTCTACTTGCCAATGCTGCGCAAGGTCGCCGCGCACTTGAATGATGGTGCTGTGTTCGCTTTACAGGTTGGTTCGCAGTCATACCCATTGGCGCAAACTGCGATTGATAACGCTGCGGCTTGTGGGTTGACGTTTGTTGAAAAGCGCAATGCTGGCATGAACAACTCACTGGCGCAAACGTCCGACGATACCGCCGAGGCTGTGATTATTTTGAAACGGGAAACATCGCCAGCAAAGCGCTAATCCCGTTCTGTTTTAAGGCTTCCAAGTCTTTACCGAGTTGGCTAAAAAAGCGCGGGTTTGTGTAAGCGCCATGCGCATCCAGTATCGCGCTGCGGTGCTCGCCAAGGCGCGGGAAGCGAGCCACGATACGAATAGCATTCTGCCAGCGATTGGCGGTTATGTGTTCACGAACGGTAGATGATTTGGTTTGCATGATTTGATTTGAATGGTTGCACATGCTTGCAACTCTAAGGTAACAACCGATTCGGTTCAAGGGGTTTTCAGAAATGCCAGGCGCTAAAGATAAAAGCGGCGGAAAGCGCGATGGTGCTGGGCGCAAGGCTTTTGCTCCAACAGAGGATATGCGCGATCAGGTGCGCAATTTGGCGGCGTTTGGGCTGCGGCATGAAGATATCATTTTGTTTGTCAAAGACAAGCAAGGCAAGCCAATAACCACCAAGACTCTGCTTAAATATTTTGACTACGAATTAGACAAAGGCAAGCTGATTGCAAACGTAACCGTTGCCAAAACACTGTTTAAAAAAGCACAGTCAGGAGATAACACCTGCATGATTTTTTGGTTAAAAACACAGGCTGGGTGGAAAGAGTCACCTCAGCGCCTTGAGCATACGGGCGCAATTGAAGTTAAAAAAACACATGATTTAAGCCAGTTAAGCGATGACGAACTCAAAGAGCTTGCAGCGCTGTCTGTCAAACTTACCCACAATCACACAAATTGAAGCGGAGCAAGAACGCCGCCGCTGTGACTGGGTAAAGAATGCGAGACCGAACCAACGTATCCCCGATGGCAACTGGACAGATTGGCTAATCCTAGCAGGTCGCGGATTTGGAAAGACGCGCACGGGCGCTGAAACCATACGCCAGTGGGTAAAAAGTGGGCATCGGTATTGCAACCTAATTGGTGCAACCGCAGATGATGCACGCGACATCATGGTGGACGGAGAGTCAGGAATACTGGCAATCTGCCCGAATGGTGAGCGCCCAGATTACAAAAAATCAGAGCGCAAGCTAGTGTGGCCCAGTGGTGCGCAGTCCTTGATTTTTACCGCGGACGAACCCGAACGGTTGCGCGGCAAACAGCACGAAAAACTATGGGCTGATGAAGTAGCGTCGTGGCGGTACGAGGATTCGTGGGCGCAGGCGCAGTTTGGTTTGCGACTTGGCAGCAACCCACAGTCAGTGATTACCACCACGCCCAAGCCTAAAAAGCTGATTAAAGAGTTGCTCAAGGCAAGCACCACGCACATCACGCGAGGCAGCACCTACGACAACCGCGCCAACTTAGCGCCGCAGTTTTTTAACGCGGTGATTAAAAAATACGAAGGCACGCGGCTGGGCAGGCAAGAACTGAATGCCGAGGTGCTGGACGATGTAGAAGGCGCATTGTGGACCCGTACCATGATTGACGACACCCGCATGACTGGCAATCTGCCCGATATGCGGCGCGTGGTCGTGGCTTTAGACCCTGCGGTAAGTGCGGGTGAGGAAAGCGACGAAACAGGCCTAATCGTGGCAGGGCTTGGTGTTGATGGGTTCGGCTACGTATTGGCAGACTTGACATGCAAGCTAACCCCTGACGGCTGGGCAAGGCGGGCGGTCAATGCGTATCACGAGTACGGCGCAGACCGCATTGTGGCAGAGGTCAATAACGGTGGTGAGCTGGTGCGCACCGTGATTCAAACGATTGATGCACGCGCCAGTTACAAAGCAGTTCACGCCAGTCGTGGTAAGGCAATACGTGCAGAGCCAATATCCGCGCTGTATGAGCAAAAAAGAATTCGTCACGTCGCAGGGCTGGAGCTTTTAGAAGACCAGCTTTGCGATTACTCACCAATGTATAGCGACAAATCGCCCGACCGCATGGATGCGCTGGTTTGGGCATTTACAGAATTATTCGGCACACAAATTAGCGAGCCCCGCATTAGAAGCCTATGAACATTTTTGGACTGGATATTACGCGCAAAGCGTCACGGGTGAATGACCCTGACCAACGCGCAAAAACCAGTTTGCAGATGCTTGGCGCACCGATTTGGACACGCCGCAACTACCGCGATATTGCTCAAAACACCTATTCCAGCAATGTTTACGCGTTTCGCTGCATTGACTTTATCGCGAAGGCCATAAGCCAGCTACCCATTGGCATTGCCAAGGGTGACAAAGTTCTGTTTGAAGGGGCTGCGGCGGATTGGCTAAACAATCCCAGCGTGCGCATTGGCCGCAACGAATCACTGTACGCGATTGCCGCCAACATGATGCTTAGCGGCAACGCTTATATCGAGGCGGTGCGCAAAGACAAGGGTTTGCCTTACGAGTGGTATGTGCTGCGCAGCGACCGCATGAAAATCATTGCCGACCAGTTCGGATTGCCCGCGCAGTTCGTGCATTGGCAGGATTACCAATACGGCGGTGCGGCGCAGAGGTTTGAAACCAAGTGGGATATTGATGTGTTGGGCTACAGCGATGTGTGCCACATCAAAAGCTTTAACCCACTGGACGACTATTACGGGCAAAGCCCAATCTTCGCTGCGCTTCAGAGCATTGACCAAAACAACGCTGCCAACGCTTTGAACAAAGCGCTGATGGACAGCGCAGGCCGCCCAAGTGGTGCGCTGGTGTACGACCCCAAAGAAGGTCCAGAGACGCTGACGGACGATCAGTACAGCCGCCTCAAGCGCGAAATGGATATGCAAGCCCAAAGCGGCAGCGCTAAACCATTGGTACTAGAAGGCGGGCTACGCTGGACACCATTTGCCATGAATATGCGCGATTTAGAGTGGATTAACTCTAAAAAGATGAGTGCGACGGACATTACTGTCGCGCTGGGCGTACCAGGTCAGTTGGTGGGCATTGAAGGCTCACAGACCTACGCGAATTACGAGCAAGCGCGATTGGCGTTTTATGAAGAAACCGTCATGCCGCTGGCAGAGCTGGTGATTGACAACCTCAATCGTTGGGCAAGTCAATGGTTTGACACGCCGTTTGCGATTGACTGGGACAGCGTGCAGGCCTTGCAAGAACGCCGCTTTATGACCTACGAGCGACTTGAAAAATTGTCGTTTATGACGACAAACGAAAAGCGTTTGCAGGCTGGCTATGAGGCTTTGACTGGCGCGGATGATTTATTGGTGAGCAGTGGGCTTACGCCCCTGGCGATGTTGGCGGACACCACGGGCGCACGGATTGAGCAAATGACCGCGCCTAAGGTGGCAGCGCCTTCGGTGGGCGCAGAGCCAAACAAGCCCGTAGATAGCGCCACGCCGCCCAAAGGGCAGGCCAAGGGTGCAGGCTTTGAAACCGCGTGGCATTTGAAGGATTCACTGGCGCACATAGACCGCCTAAGCGCCGAGGTACAAGGCGATTTAGCTAAAACACTGGCAACCAGTGGCGTGAGGATTGCAAACGCATACCCTGAAATTGACGCGGCACTGAAAACAGAATCCCAGCACTTAGAACAAATTCTGGGCGCGCACCTTCGCAAAACGTGGGCTGTCGGCGCAAAGCAAGTGGCGTGGCAATTTAAGCAATATGAGGCGGATTACGAGTCTAAAGGCTTGCGCCGCGATGTTCAGAAATGGATTACTGCAAACGTAGCCGAGCGCGTGGTTGGCATCAATAAAACGACCGCTGACATTGTGCGTGCCGAGGTTCGCAAGGGTATTACCGCTGGCTTGGGCAGTGATGCCATAGCCAACGCGATCAAAACCCGCACAGGGGGCAAGTTTTCCACTGAGCGAGCGCAGACCATTGCGCGTACTGAAACCCACGCCGCGTACAGCAAAGCCCAGCACAAAGAAGCCGAGCTGCTGTCCAAAGAACTGAATATTGAGATGGTTAAAACGTGGATGAGCCACACCGACGGGCGAGAGCGCGACGCTCACTCATTAGCTAACGGTGCGACCGTAGATTTGAATGAAAACTTTGTCGTAGGCGGTGAGGCCGTGCAGAGCCCCGCCGATTTTAAGCAAGCGGGCAATGCCATTAATTGCCGTTGCGTTGTCGACTACAGGACAAAAATATGAACTTAAAAAAACTTGATTTTGAAGTCAAGGCGCTAGACGAATCAGGCGTGATTGAAGGCTATGGCGCGGCGTTCGGAAACGTTGACCTAGGTAACGACGTTATCGTGCGCGGCGCTTTCGCCAAGGGTATAGCCAGCGCAAAGAGCCTGCCTGCTATGTGTTGGCAGCACGATATGAGTAGCCCAATCGGGGTATGGAAAGAAATATCCGAGGACGATAACGGTTTACGCGTTAAAGGGCAGTTGTGCCTGGACACGCAAGCGGGTAAAGAGGCTTACGCGCTGCTGAAAATGGGCGCTTTAAAGGGTTTAAGTATCGGTTACGGCGTGGATAAAGGCGGCTCAAGCTACCGCAAAGACGGCGTGCGTGAACTCAAAGAATTGTCTTTGCACGAAGTGTCGCTAGTTACCGTTCCAATGAATCCGCAGGCCAACATTACCGCCGTCAAAGCAGGCAGCCGCAACAGCGCCGCTGACCGTGCCCGTCTTAGCACAGCCCATGCGGCATTGTGGGAGGCAATGGACAACAGCCAGCGCGGTGAGGTTTACGCAGCGATAACCGCCAGCATGGACAGTGACGCAGCGGGCGGCACAGACCCTGACCAAGGCGAAGAAGAAAAAGACTGCTGCCCATCATGCGCGGGCGGTGATGATTGTGAAAAATCATGCGACGAACACGACAACCCAGTGAAACATTTACGCGCCCTTGAGAAAAGCCTGCGGGATGCAGGCCAAAGCCGCAAGGACGCGAAAGCTGCCACCGCAACCGTGCGAGATGCACAGGCGCTGCGTGAATTGGCTGAATTGACCCAATTATTAACCCATTAAACAAGGAATAAATCATGAATGATTTCGTAACTGCCATCACTGGCGTAAAAAAAGCGTTTGAAGATTTCAAACAAATCAATGACACCTCATTGGCAAAAAACACCCAAGACACCGCCGAGGTGAAAGAGGCCATCAAGCGCGTGCAAGACGACGTTTTCGCTAAAATTGAAGCCGTTGAAAAAGCCCAGGCGAAAAGCGCCGCCGAGAACGAAGTATTGACCAAGCGCTTGCGCATGGGTGGTACAACTGGCGAGCGCGATTCTAAGAACGCCAAACAGTTCAACGGCTATGTAAATGGCCTGATGACTGATGCCCGCGTGACCAGTGGTCAAAAATCGGCATTAGATGCCGAAGGCTACGCAGCTTACAAAGAAGGCTTTAAATCCGCCTTGTCTAAAGGCTTAGATGTGGGCATGTTGACCCCTGACGAGCGCAAGGCTATGTCTGTGGGTATTGGTGCTGACGGCGGCTTTGCTGTACCGCAGGAATTGAGCAATGAGATTGTGCGTATCTGCCGCGAGTACAGCCCTATGCGTCAATTGGCACGCACGCAGGCCATCAACACAGACAAGCTGGACATCATCGTTCAGACCAGTGGCGCAGCAAGCGGCTGGGTGGGTGAAACAACCGCACGCCCTGCGACAAACACCCCGCAAATCAACAAAATCAGCATTGCACTGAATGAGATTTACGCTTTCCCGCAAGTCACACAGTGGGCGCTCGATGACCCAATGCTGGATGAGGAATCATTCCTTGCTGATGAGGTGTCCATCCAGTTCGCACAGCAAGAAGGCATCGGTTTCATCAACGGTACTGGCGGCGTACAGCCACAGGGGTTGTTGACGCTACCAGCGGGTACGGGTTTTGGGCAGATTGAGCAAATTAATAACGGCGCAGCTACCTTTACCAGTGGCGCGGCGCAGATTGACGGCCTGATGCAGTTGGTGTTCGGCAATGCAGCAGGCACATCGCCAGCGTTTAGCTGCTATCTGCCAAACAGCAAGTTCTTGATGAACCGTGCGACTTTGCAGCAAATCATGAAGCTCAAGTCTACGCAGAATCAGTACCTGTTTGACATCGTGAATGACCGCAAATTAGAAGGTCAAACCCCGATGTTCTACGTGCTGGGCTTCCCGACCTTGCTTGACCCAAACATGCCAGTGGCTGCGGCTAACGCCTTGGCGGTGGCGTTTGGTGACTTCCAGCAGGCTTACCGCATCGTTGAAAAGAACGGAACACGGATGCTGCGCGACCCATACACCAACAAGCCGTACATCGGTTATTACACCACGCGCCGCGTCGGCGGTGGCGTGGTAGATGCCCGTGCAGTGCGTTTGTTGAAGATGGTTTAAAAAGCTAAGTTTCTTCCGAAAGGGCAGCGCATACGCTGACGAGGGGCGACGCTGGGGCGCTCGTATGCAACCCCACACTCACAGAATTTAAGGCAAACAATGAGTACACAACTACTACAAATGCGCACTACGCAGAGCGCTGGGCTGCCCAACGCGCCCGTGCAAACGTTCTTTGCGGGGCAGATTTATTTGGTGGATGATGTGATTGCATCGCAATTCATTGCGCAAGGCTACGCGGACAAGCTGGCCGCTGGCACACAAGTAACACCAACGACCCGTATGGGTAAACGAGTGATTGATGGTTTAGAGTTTTCTCGGGTGGGTGTTGACGCGTTACGCACCAACGCCATGAGCATCAATGCCAACGTGGTGGCCAAGCAGCTCGTTAACGGTTTACCAGACACAAGCTGGCAAAGCGGGGCAATTTGTCAGCGCGGTTTTAGAACTGGCGCTGCCGAGTTTCGAATTGCATACCCACAAGACAAAAACGGCCTGTCAGGCTACAAATCCTTGGTAATGATGGGTTTGACTGATGTTTTTCCAACAGGGAACTACACCGAGCTGAAGTACGCAGTCTATGCAAACCGTGGCAATGGCGTGCCTTTTTATCCGATTGCTTTGACTGCTTACGAGTCAGGCGCAAGTACTGGCTTAGGTGCTGCCGCACTAAATACCCCAAACCATATTGTCCGCATAGAGGCAGACTCCGCCAACATTCGGTACTTTATAGATGGGGTGCTCTACCGCACACGGGCAAGGGCTGACATCGGCACTTTATACGCTGCCGTTTCAATCCGTGACAGCAATACGGCTGGCGCAGAGTTGTTGGCTTTAGAAATCACAGAATAACAAAAGGACATCATGACTATGAAAATCAAAATGATTCACGCTCACATGGTGGCGGAGGTCGGACAAAACCCGCAACTATGGAGCGCAGGCGAAACGCACGAAACCAGCGATGTGACCGCGCAACTGCTGATTAACGTTGGTGTAGCTGAATTGGTCACCGCTGGCAACAAGGATGCTTCAGCAGCCAAGACGTTTGACGGCTCAATTGTCCCAGTCCCTGCGCCGCTTGGTGTTGTGGCACTAGAAAAAGCGATTGATGCGCCTGAAAACAAAGCCATCAAACCCAAGGCAAAGAAGTAAATGCCAGTCTTGCCTAACGCTTGGCCGCCTTCGGCCGCTGCACAATCTGCGTCTATGCCTCATGGTCTAGACACGGGCTTAGAGTGCTTGAATCTAACCGTTCCTGCTGTTGACAGCATGATGCTGACCGCACAGCCTTTACCTGCCGCCACGCCGCTGATTGCCGCAGCAGAACCTATTAACACATTGACCGCTGCGCCTTTGTGCGCGTAAAGGACTAGCTATGCCCCTGCAATTTTCTCTTGATCATGGCGACTTAGCCAATGGTCAGACCGTGCACAAACGTGCAAATCAAACAAAAGGTTTGAACGTCAATTTTGCGCCTTGGCTTGCCAGCCTGCCCAAGAACCCGAACGTGTCCACGCCGCAAGCGCTGGCCAGCGTGAACCCCGTATGCACTACGAATTTTAATGGTGTGCAGGTCGCATCAGGCACAATGCAACCCGGTACGAGTACGCCCACGGCGTTTTATGTGCAACTGACGGGCGGTAATTCGGGTGTTGGTGAGATGGGTTACTGCGCCTTTGAGGTGACCACCACCCACGGCGATACCGATGTGTTTTGGTTTCGTATTGCGATTGACTAAGCAATGATGCGCGTTTTTGTAGTCACGCCGCCTGTGTGTGAGCCGATTAGCCTTAATGAGGCCAAGGCACACTTGCGCATTACGCATGCCTACGAGGACGCGCAGATTACACGCATGATTCGCAGCGCCCGTGATTACTGCGAACAGTACACGCGCCGCGCATTGATTACCCAAACGCTCACCGCAGTGTTTGCGGGCGGGCGCGATAGCACCGATATTTGGCTGCCACGCGAGCCGATTCAAAGCGTGACTGCGGTAGAGATGGACAGCGTGCCCGTGAACAGCGGCGCGGTGTCACTGCGCACGGCTACGGTGTGCGTGCCTGCCAATGTGGCGGAGTACGCCAAAGAAATTGCGATTACCTACATTGCGGGCTTTGGTGACAAACCCGAGGACGTGCCCAGCCAGTTGCGCGATGGGATGCTGCGTCAAATCGCCAGCTTGTTTAACAATCGCGGCGATTTAGAGGGCGACAGTGGGCATCAAATGGCAAGCATTGCCCGCGAATATTACACCCAATACCGCACAATGACCGTTGGGGCACGCTGGTAATGGCCAAGCCAATCGCTGCCATTGGACAAATGCGCCACCGCGCACGGTTTGAGCGCTGGATTGAAGTCCCCGATGATTTGGACAACATCAAGCGTGAATACCGTTTGTTGGATGAGGTGTGGGGTGCGCTAACCCCCGTCAAACCGAATCGCAATTTAAGCGGGGCGCAGGTCGTAGAGACTGGCTCGCACACGCTGGTGATTTGGTATCAGCTCGATTTAATCGTGCAAGAAGACCACATGCGCGTGGTGATTGATGGCAAGGCGTACAGAATTTTGAACCACCTTGAAACCAACGAAACGCGCCGCAGGATTGAAATCACGCTAGACGTGACCCACGAAAACGCCAAGCAATGGCCCGCGTATGACAACGAAAATTAAGTTCGACGTTTACGCGCCCGATTGGTCGCTCGTAGGTCGTAAGGCGCAAAGCGGCGTGCAGCGGGCGATTAAGCTGGCGGCGCTGGGTGCACAGAGCGATGCCAAGCGTCGCATCATGGCCAGCCCCGCGACAGGCATTAAATACCGCGTAGGTGTTAATCGGTTTCACGTTTCATCTAGCGCAGGCAATGCGCCGCGCAGCAATACAGGGATGTTGTTGGCCAGCATCAAAGCCCACGCCAAGGCGCAAGGGTTTGAGGTGTTTAGCACCGATTACGGCAACTATTTAGAAAATGGCACGCGCCACATTGCACCGCGCCCTTGGGCACGACCAGCGATTGAATCGCAAATGACGGGTTTACAAAACGCAATTAACCAAGTGCTGAACAATTTATGAGTTGCCCACAATGCAAACAGAAACCCGCGTTTCCAACGAGCCGCCAGCAGCAGCAGACACAGCCAACGCCACAACCACAAGCGCCGCAGCGTCCGAGCCTGCCAGCGTCGTTCAAAATATTTGGGCGTGGCTAATATGGCTGGAGTGGCTGGCGATTTCGTGGTGTCCACGGTGCGCGTTCGTGCGCGGGGTCATTGCAGCGTCACTGGGATGGAACTATGAGACTGTCATCGCTTATTGTGCGGCTGCGTGGGCAGTCTGTGCCCGTCTTTGGTAATCGGGTTTACGGTGTGGCCGAGCCGCGCTTGTTGTTTGAAACCAAGGCAAGCCAGCAAAATGAAAGCAGCGTGGTGGGCGGTGCAAACCAATTGCCGCAAGCGTTCATTATGTTGGATGCAGACGTGGGCACGGGCGACCCATTCGACGCAAACGGGCAGATCATCAAAGAGACGTTTAGCGTCGTGGTGGTGGTCAGCAATCAGCAAGACTGGCGCGGTCAGGACGCGACGAATCAGCAAGAAGCCATTAAAACCGCGCTGCTTAAGTGCTTTATGGCGTGGGATTTTGACGGGGCGGAGTACCAGCCGTGCGGGGCAAGCAGCGACGGCATCGTTTACGACGGCGCGGATTATCTGTTCAGCAACCGCGCTTTGCTTTACTGGCAGTACCGATTCAGCTACTCGCGCCGCTTGACCAAGGACGACGGCGCATTGGGCGCACCGCATAACTGGCACACTTTAAAAAGCCTGTTGGTGCAGATTGATGCAGACAAGCCATTCGTTAAGCCAGACCATTTACCTGTTATTTCGCAAGACATAGACATCGAGGGCTTTGCTGATGCAACGCACCCCTCCCCAAACATTTAACCAACAAAGGACACCATGAGCATTAACTTTTCTCAAATCCAATTCGCGCTGCGCCCAGGTGTGGCGGTCGAGATTGAACGCGCCATTACTAAGGGCTTGTATGGCCGCCCCGCTAAGGCGCTGATTGTGGCGCAGAAGCTGGCTGCCAGCGGCTTGTTTGGCACAGCCACGGCGGACGTGCCCGTTGAAACATCGCTGGGGCAGGAAGACATGCTATTCGGGCGCGGCTCACACGCGGCGCAGATGGTTAAGCTGTTTTTCAAAATCAACCCGTTCGGTCGCTTGGCTGTTGCCCCCGTGGCAGACGACGCAGCAGGCGTTGCGGCAACAGGAACGGTGTCCATCACAGGCGCGCCAACTGCGGTAGGCTCGCAAGTGATTGGCGTGGGCAACTCTCGCTATGCGACGGCGGTGGCGATTAGCGACACGCCCACCATCATTGCTGCCAACCTTGCCGCAGCGATTACTGCCGACGTACACGCCGCCTTTACCGCCGCAGCGGCGGCTGGCGTGCTGACCATTACCGCCAAGAACAAGGGCACGCTGGGCAACAGCGTCCAATTGGTGGCCAACCCCATGACGGGCGATGCAAGCCCGCTGGGCGTGACGGTGACCACTGCAAACATGACAGGCGGCGCGACGAACCCAAGCATTGCAACCCTGCTGGCGAATATTGCCAATGGCAATTACTGGTTCGTGGGCTCTCCCCTCATTGACGCAAGCAATATGGCGCTGTGGGTGCAAGACACTACCGCCCGCTGGCAGGCAAACAATGCCAAGGACTACATTTTGTACACCGCCCGCCGTGATACCTACGCGGGGCAGTTGTCCTATTTGGGTGGTCGCAATCACCCATTTGAGTGCATCAAGATGGTTGAGCCCACCGCGCCCGATGCGGACTGGCTGCACTGCGCAGCACGTTTGGGTCGAGTGTCATTCGCTGTGCCGCTAGGCCCCACAATGCCCGTGCATTTGGAGCGTGGCTATGAAAACTGCATCACCGCCACACCCGAGCAAGGGCGCTACACCGATGCGCAGCGCGAATCCTTACTGCAAGAAGGCGGCTCTACATCCGTGGTTGACCCTAACGGTCGCGTGCTGATTGAGTACCTGCTAAACACCAACACGCAAAACGCCTTTGGCAGTGTAGACCGCGAATTTAACGCTTGCGAAACCATCAACACCCTGTCATGGCTGCGCTACGACTACACCGCCTATTGGCAGTCGAACTACATCGCCCCTGGCTCGTTGTTGGTGGAAGATGCCGATTTGAAATACATCGATGCAGGACTTCGCGTGATGTCCCCAATGCTGGGCAACCAAGCGGCGGACACCCGTTACAACCAATGGCAGGGCTTGGGTTTGGTGCAAGATTACGCCAGCTACAAAGCGGGGCGGTTTAGCGAAATTGACGAGCTAAACAAAGACCAGTTAAACCAACTGCTGCCAATCAACTTGGTGAACCAACTGCGCCGCGTGGCTGTGCGCATGGAATACAGCCGCTGATTGCAATATTAAGCAGCGTTTAACAACCGATTACCATATTAAAAGGATTGAATCATGGGATGCAAATTATTTGACGGCAACGCGACCGTTTACTGGGGTGGCGTAAAACTGCCCAATCAACCCGACGTGAGCTACGAGCTGGGCGGCGATATGTTCACCCCCGTTGAGGGCGCGAACAGCACGCTGGGCTACACGGCGACGTACAAGCAAAGCAAGTTTGACTTCAAACTGTCGCCCGATGCTGAATTCAACATGTCGATTTTCAACACGCCATGCAACAGCGTGACTGTGCAGTACGGCAATGGCCGCACCATCAATATGTTCAATGCTGCGATTCTTGCCCGCCCCAAGGGTGACGGCAAGGGCGCGTACAGCATCAGCGTGGGCGGTGACGTTCGCACCGATGACGAAACTCTGTAGTTCAGAAAGACCAACCTCGTGAAAAATAAAACCACCACCATTAAGCTGCAAAACCCCATTCGCAGCATGATCAACGTAACCGCGCAAGAAGCCACAGCAGGCGGGCGCGAGATTAAAGAGCTCGTGCTGCGTGCGCCCACCTTGGCGGACATGGCAGACATCCCCGCCGAGGCAGGCAAGAACCTGAAGTACACCATGCAAATGGCGGCTTCGGTGAGCGGCATACCCTACACCGATATGCTGGGTATGGAGGCGGTGGACGTGCTGGCGGTCAGCAATGCGATGCAGTCTTTTTTAGCGGGCAGCGCTGGGGATGGCGCGAAACCAGCTACATCCTCGCCCGCCGCTACCGATTCCAGTCCAGCGAAATCTGGGCAATGACCCTTGCCGAGGCAAACCACTGGATTGACGGACTAGAAGAACCCAATGATTGATATTGTCGCCCGCCTAAGCCTGCTTGATGGCTTTACACAGCCCTTGCAAGCGGCTGGGGCACAGACGGCTATCTTTGGGCGCGAAGCCGCCAATGCAGCCGCAGCAGCGGGCGCAAAAAACACCGCGCAAGCCGAAGCAACTGCAACCCGCAGCCGTACCATCATGGACACGCTGACGGGCGCAGCAAGCAAGGGCTTAACGCTGGCACTGACGGGTATTGATGCGCTAACCCGCAACCCGAACGGAATCGAAATTGCCGCCAAGGTGACAGGGCTAGGCGAAGCCACCGCAGAAATACAGGGATTGACCACTGACCTGCGCAGTCTGTCGCAGGGCGCGATGGGCTTTGGTGACTTTGCTGCCAAGCTGTGGGGTTACGCCGACAGTGTGGGCGGCATTGCCAGCACCATTGCAGGCGTGAGCAAGTTCACAGGGCAGGCCACGGACGATGTGCAGGTGTTCATGGGTATTGCCAAAGAGGCGGGGCTTGAGGCTGACGATGCCGCAAGTGGCGTGATGTCGCTGTTTGACGCAATGGCCGCAGCGAAGAACGCGCCCACGGGTGAGGCGGCGGCATGGTTTAAAACCATCGGCATTGCCAACGACGATTTACAAAGCAATACCACCACCGAGCTGATGGCGCAGGTGCAAACGCGCATGGCGGCCCTCAAGCAAGAACCCGCCGCGTATGAGGCGGCCATGTCGCAGGTAGACGAAAGCCAACGGGCATTTTTTGATGCGCTGGCAGACGGCGAGCCCTACGAACTAGCCAAGGAGCACACCAAGACCATGAGCGCAGGCGTGGTGAGCGCCTTTGACACCATCAACACCACCATGAACTTTGCCCGTGACAAAATGGGTGATTTTGACAAAGCCGTAGGGTTAAGCGACGGCACAACCGCCGCATGGCTAGGCGCAAGCCTGCCCGCAGCGGTGAACAAGGGCGTGTTTGCCTTTGCCGCGCTACGCATGGAAAGTATTTTGACAGGTAAAAGTATGCTGGCGCTGGCGGCGCAAAACCCAATTGTTAACGCGGCAATGGCAGGCACGGCGGCGGTGACGCGGCTTGTGGCGGCAGGCTTTAACGTCATGCGCGTAGCGGGAACGGCGGCTATTCGGGCGCTGTTGTTTAATCCGATTGGGCTGGCCATCACTGGGATTGTGGTTGCAGCAACAGCGGTGTATCAGATTTTTGAGAACTGGGGCGCAATCGTTGCCGACCTGGGCGAGCGCTGGGAACGCGTAAAAAGCGCGTTCGGTGAAGGGTTCTTTACAGGCGTTGGCACGCTGTTTGTGGAGATGTG